GGAGGCTGTCCGGGCTGCTGCTGAGCCTCGGGATTCGGCTGGTTGATGCCTACGACTTCCGGCACGCCATCCTCGCCGATGATCCGCTGCATGCGTGCTTCGCTATAGTAGTACGGAATCAGATCCAGAATGATGCGGCCGGTATGGCAGATCGATTTCGTCTGATTGTCGTAGTATTGGAAGTGGCCGATATCGGAAAGCGCCTGACGAGCGCGCAGGGCTTTGCCGGAGACGACTTGACCCGGGGCGTCTTGGCCGGGCTCGTGGGGCATGCCGGCGAGGATCATGAGATCTTTCAGGGCCGATTCTGCGGCTGCGACAAATCCTGCTGGGATCGCGACTGGCTCAACCCGCTGCGGCGGAGGCAGCGGAGTTCTACTACCGTCTGGCTGTTCGATGTAATCCGGCGTGTAAGTCAGTTTGCTATATGGAACTTGATTAGCATCGTTCCATTCAGGATGACCATCAAACTGGTTGGTTGTTCCAACCCAAGGCGCGCGCGGCGCCAGTGCTATGACTTCTGTCTCACAAGTTCTCCAATAATCATAAGCTCTCTGCGTGTCAATCAAATCGCGAACCATTCCCTTGCGTCGCACTTCGCCATTCAAATCCATCACGTTGCCCTCGCAACGCACGACCGGAATCCACTTGCCGGGCAGATCCACCGACTCAACAACCTTCGAGCCATTCAGCCGATGCCACTCAATCTGACGCCGGTATGACGGGCGGCGAATCGGATCGCCGCGCAAGTTGACAGCCACCTGCTGGCCGTCCTGCATCTCGCTCTCAAACATGCTCTCGCCAGTTGTCAGCTTGACGAGCCAGTCTTTCTTCTTGACGATGCGGAAATATTCCGCGAGTCGGATTTCCTCCTTCCATTCCCAATTAGCCACATCCCCCTGACCGCCGTCACGCCATTCCGTTTCCGCCTCGTCGGGATACTTGCGCTCAAACTCCGAGCGCTTCATCTTCTCCGTGATGATGCACCACTCGGCATCCTCACCCGCCGGCAGAATCGCCGCCGGATCCATGTAGACCGTGAACGGATTGCGGATCGGCGCGATCTTGAGCTCCTGCTCGAAGCTGTCCTCCGCGATGTACTCGGACAGGATGCGCCAGTAGCCCCAGCCCATCTTGACCGCGGATTCGCCCCCGATGTCATAGGCCGTCGCGCCTTCTGAGCGCTGCTCGATATGACGGATCAAACCGCCGATCTTGGTCGCGAGATCCACATCGGCGCCATCCGAGACTGGATGCACCTTGATGCGCGGGCGCTGCATGCGCATGTTGTTCACGACGCGCTTGACCATGGCGCGCGTGTGATTGATGGTCAGCGTGGGGCGACGCTGGACCTTGCGCTGATTGTAGATATCGGTCGGCCATTGCTGACCGTCCTCGAACTCGAGATCGATCAGCGCGGCCTGGCGGTTGACGCCTTCGGACTGTTCTGCGATGCGCAGACGCTCGGCTGCTTCCTTAAAAATCTCTTCGTTGATCGTCGCAGGCTGATTCGACTGCGAGGGAATGCTAGGCATTTAAATTGAATTCATACCCATCAGTCCACGAGCCGATTCCACTTCAGCTAAGTGAGCCATATGTTTTTGCATCCAATCAGCGCGTGCCTCTTCTGGTGAATCCCCCGCGCCGGTTACCCACAAACTTACACAAAGCCATCGATCTCCACGCCGCACCATAGCGGGACCATTTGAGGGAGAAGATCGCCATTCAAACGGTGGAAATTTTGGATAGCGATCCGAAAGTTCCGAAGCCATACGGTCCAGAGTTTGCTCCACGGTCTCGCCGTCTTTCGCCTCGCGATCAATCCACTCGCGATTTGCGGGCACATTGAACAACGGGTGATCTGGACCGAACGGCAATGGATTGCCGGTCGGAGTCGGAAGGCTCATCGAATAGTCTCAATCGTTTTGCCTTGCATGTTCATGATGTACGCCACGTTATAAGAGCAATCCTCGCGATCCCCGATAGTGACTTCCATGGCTTCGCTTGTCCCAGGCGCGCCGGGCGCATCACCTAACTGCACCACCGTTCTCAAATCATTCTCATAGCGCACATGCACCGCATTGGCTTCGCGAATCGAAATCGCATCGGTCTGGGAAGGTGCGCCGGGCTGAACGCGGTCATATCTCATTAACTTCACAATAAACATGTCTGTCTCCTGATGTCTGTCTATCTGCTATCACGGAATCCACCAATTATTCTGCCGCTGCGACCGCCCCGAAAATCCAGCGTATTGCGGGAAATACCACGCCGGCAGTTGCTCGGTGATGCTGTCCGCCGGCGCGTGTGGATTCTCAGGATTGCCCGGAATCGCAGCGCCTCCACCGTTCACCAGACACGCGCCATCCGCCGTGAAGTAATTCGTGCTCGCAAGAATCACGGTGTTGTCGGCGGTTGGAACAGCCAGCGGAAAGGGGTTCGGTGTCATGCGCTCAACAATCCCGCAGCCTTCAGCACCAGAATCAATTCCGAGATCGCCTGTCCACATTGGGCGAGCGTTGCGGCGGATCCGGGAAAGTTGCCAATGACACTCGCGTTGGTCGGCGTGCCCCAACCGGCGGAAGTTGTGGTTGCCAGTGCATTGAGCGCGGCGAAGTTGGAATTGATCTTCTCGAATGCGGTCTGCAACGGATCGCCGGTCGCATCGTTGGGATAGGTCCCGATGTTGATGACTTCGAGCGCGGGCGATGTCATTTTATAAGTGCGCCAACACGATGATAATCGTGCCGATGAGCGTGAGCGGAAACGGAAAGTAACGCTTGGCTTTGCGATACAACGCGATCACTTAGGCTCCTGACCCTTTCGATACGTCCACTCGATCGACTCCCGGATGTGCTTGCAACTGCGACACTCGACTGTGCCGTCGTGATGCAAAAAGAAAAGCTGGCTGCTGCACGGGCATTCGAAGACCCATTCGGGGCGCTTTACCTTGAAGTCGTCGAGCTCGACCACGTCGCCCAATGGATCTCCCAAATGAAAAGGGCTGCGGTTAGGGAGCCCTTGTGAATAGTTTGCCCGATATTCGCGTCGGTGCCGCGCTTACCGCTGGTATCGCCCAAACGTTCGAGGCGCCGGAGTGTTTACCGGTAGGTTCGCGTGCTTCCGTCGTGCATTGCACCTTGCGGTGCGCCCACACACTCAGGCCAATCCGGATTTAGCGTGGCCTGTCAGGAAATCGACCCTGACACTTACGGGCCGCTCGCGCGGCTGCTGACCTCTGATAGGCTGAGACCGCCCCGAAGGACGGCCTCAGTACTCCTTCCGCAGCATGGCGGATGAGCTAACTCGGATTACTGGTCTGTTTGAACTCAAATCCGGTCGGCGCAAAATAAGTCGCGCGATGCCGGTGCCCTAACGCTTCCTCGAGCAGTACGACAAGGATCTTCAACCGCTCATCGATTCGTCGTAGTGACTCGAGGATTTCCCTTTCCTCGTGCGACACGACGGATCAGGTCTTGACGCTGGCGTTCCGATGAACCGCAGCCGCCGCAGCGCTGGCCGAAGCCGCCGTGAACGTGAAGCCGGAAGGCGCCTGGAAGGTCTGCGGCACTACAGGGGTCACAGTAAAGCTGAGAGTGACCGGGCTGCCAATCGGATTTCCGCTCGTATCAATGGCAGTCGCGACGGCAGTGGCCGATCCGCTGGCGAACGTTGCGGCATACGACCACGGGGGCGATTCCGAGCCGTTCAGCGTCACAACCGGATAGGTCGTATTGGCCGAATCGGTCACCACGACCGTGACGGATGCTTGCGGGGCGTTGCCTGCGGGCAACTGGGTGGTGGTGGTCGCGAGAGTCGCGACTCCCGAGACCAGAACAGGTGAGGGTGAGCTCATGATGAATTCCTTACGTAATGGGTTTAACGAGTCGCGCCCGGCCACTGGGTGAACGCTGGAACATACGCGTTCCCCGTGTCAGTCGCGTTAACGACCGGTCTCTTGTTTAGTTCCGCTCGAAGTGCCTTCAAATTTTCCAGCAGCGCGAGATATTTGGTCTCCAGTTCGGTGATGCGCTTGTTTTGCGCTTGGAGCTGTTTCTCGAACTGCTGGAAGGAGGCGCTCATTCAGCCGAATCGGCCTTCTGGGTCAGATCCAGTCCATTCATGTCGGTCAAATTCATTCCATTGACGGTGCCGAGCATCTGAGAACTGGTCCCGGCGCTCTGAGCATTTTCCGCGCCACTGAAACCGACCGTTACTGAAGTGAAGCCTTCGGAAGTACCAGTAGACACCGTATCGACGCCGGGACTGGATTCGAACGTTGGCGAGCCGGGCGTCAGAATGAGATGCGATCCCAAAATCGGATGCATGCTCGCGTAGGTCGAATCAGTCGTGGGGTGCAATTCAGCGGCGGCTTTCTCTTCCTGCTTCACGATACTGAGCCACTCGCGGAATGCCGCGATCAGCTCGCCGCTGCGATATGCCAACAACTCACCGGTCGGCGCGATGACAAAATTGTCTGCTTCGATGGATTCGGCATCCTTGAAGCCGTCGTGATTGGTCGTCTTAACTTCGTAGCGCGCCAGCCTCGGCTTCGATTCGACAGTCTCGACCTTCTTCGGCCGCCCGACCTTGCGCTTCTCGCTGGCCGCAAATTCTGCAAACGTCTCAACCGTCTTGCGCGGACGGCCGACTTTTCTTTTCGCCATTATTCTCTACTCGTGTGGTAACAGGAAATATTAGTTTATATCTCTCCACAGTTCATTGCGTGCGATTTTGGCAATAAGCTGATAAGTGCAACCGAATTCTTTAGCTAATTCAGTACGAGAGGTATGCTCAAGTCTAGCGCGAATATCCTTGACCTTTGCAACGGTCAATCGTTTATGTGTTCCATGCCTGCGCATATCGAGCATATTTTCAGACCGCGTAGCCCAGCGTAGATTCTCAAAATGATTATTGGCTCGATTACCATCCCAATGGGCAACTTCGTGTGAGTCGCTGGGTTGAGGCCCGACGAACGAAAAGGCAACCAATCTGTGAATGTAAAAGTTCTTTCCTGATTGGCCGCCGAGCCAACAATATTTATAACCGTTTGGCGCGGTTTTAACTAAAACGACTGGAGAATATTTATTGCGATAAGTCAATGTTCGGCGTTTTACCTGCCCATCATTGCTGATTTGATATTCAGCATTCCATCCTGGAATATCGTGCCATTCTATCAAGCAGCCTCTCGCTTCTTTTTCTTTGCCTCACGGTACGAATTATAAGCCACAGCCGCGCGCTGCTTTTGATTGGGAAAATCCTTGTTGGCCTTCTTCGATCCCATGTAGCGCGAAATGAAGGAACTGAGCTTTTCGCCAGTTTCAGGGGATGGCATTCGAAGCATCCTGATCGATTCGCGCGGCAAGCTGCCGAGCCATTTTCTGAATCATCCGCTCTCGCTCAATTTCCCAACCCGCAGTGCGACGATGGTTTGTCTGGCAGCGTTCACACCAGACCGGATCATCCTCGCCTGCAAACTTCTGGTTCACGTCGGGACCTCGATAGGGCTCAAGCGCTTCAGAAAAATTGACGTCGACGTGGAACTCGTACTTCACTCACCGCTCCGCTGCCCACGCCACCCGCGCACATTGGTCGCATCACCACCATCGGGTAGATTCACCTTGGCGCCGGACGGGCCGCCGACCCTCACCGCCGGCTCCGCGCGCTGTGGCTGCGTTCCCGGCACGACATCGATCTGGTTCACCGGCGGCGGACGATTGCCGAGCACCTGCGCACAGGTCTCGGCGCCGGTGGACTTCGTCGGCATTGGGCGCTGCTGGCCCGAGCTCGTGTTCTCACGGTCGTAGGGGGCGCCAGCGATGCCGATCAACATTGGATTACTCCCGCATCCTGTCGCGCACGCGGGACAGATCGGGGTGCTCCTCGGTCATGGTGAAGCGCACGCCACCGGACTCGGCGCGACCCGGCGAGCCGACTTGCAGCGCGCCTTCCTGCTCGATATCGGCCACGGTCTCCGAGCCCTTGCCGCCCTTGGTATTGTTCGCCAGGGCTGCCGACTCGGCATTCTCGTTGGGGGTCATGCGCATGGGAAAATCCTTGGGTTGGGGGCTGCTCAGCCCGCAGAGGCAGTTTTACACACTGACATAGACTTATCACGAATTTGCCGTTTCTGTAAAGCCTTGGCTTCTCGTACTTGGTAAAACTTGCGCAGCACCACGACTTTTGCCCGGGCCACGCATTTACGCAGGGCATTCGGAGTGCACTTGAGGAGCTGCGCTTTCTCGGACACCGTCCAGTAGCCGCCTGCCGGATTCATCTGGATCACATACCACACGAACAGCGCGCGCCGATATCGAACCCGAAGCATTTGAGCCGCCAGATTAATCTCGTAGACGCGCGGCGACATATCGGCGCAGAGAATCCGCGAGCCTGGCGGCTGATCGCCCATCACGGCGCAGAATGCGGCCTCCTGAGGCAGCACCGCATCCGCATAATGCTTCTCGTGCCACGCCCCCCATTGGCGAAGCAGCATATCCAGATGGTCGAATTCGGCGGCGGTATAGGCCATGGATCGAATTAAGCCACATCATTCGGCATGCGCACAGTCGCCGGCTTTCGAATCGCCAGATTCGCCCCACAGCATCGTGAGAACCCAGTCGGGCCGACATCACTGACGCGCTGATCCTGGCCGCACGTCGCGCACCAGACGATCGTGTCAGCGGTGACCCCGGACGGCAGGTTCTGGCAGCCGGCGGGAAGATGCGGAACTCGCGGAGGTTTGTCTTGAATCATTTCGCAAGTTCCTCGAGAGGGCGCGGATGCTTATCGCAGAGAGCGCATTTGAACACATCATTGCTGATTGTGTATATCTCGTACCCAAGTTCGCAGTACGGGCATTGGGCGAGACCTGACGCGATGGCCTTGGCGTGACGGATTCGTTGGAGTTGTTCTGGAGTGATCGTCATCGGTCCGTTGTCCTGCAGGGAAGAATCTCAACTCTGGTCTCAAATGCAAACTCCCGCAGGCGCCGCCGAAATTCCGCAACATTTGCCACCGCCTGCCGCAATTCTTTTAATTCCTCATAATAATCATTCGCAGCTTGTTTCGCCGCGTTGAGCTGACTAATAAGATTTTCCTTGTCAGCTTCCAACTGCTTGATCACGCCGCGCAACTCGTCGATTCGAGCCGCGTTGCACTCGCCCAATGATGTGGAGGATGGAACAGAAGGCTTCTGATTTAGTTCATCGACCATAAGCAATGCCTCCTTCAATGCATGGGCCAATTTCAGATTTCGATCAAGCGGACTTTCCCGCGTTACCGGAGCTTTCTTCTTCATAGCGCCACCACAAAGTGCCGTTTGAATGCTGCAATAATCATTTCGTATCGCAGGGGTCAAGGCAATCTGCGGTCCACCACCCAAAATCATGCTCGCAGCAGGTGGAGACTAATTTGCACATGCCATTCACGTCGATGGCGGTCACCCTGGAGCCAGGAGTGGGAATTTTCTGGTTCACTACGACAAAATACGATCTGTCGAAATAGTTGACTTTCTTGCCCAGCAACCTTTTCGCTGCCGCTACCCGCTTGCGGCGATCGATCTCATCCTGACTGCGCTTTAACCGGACGCGCGCGGTTTTCTTTTTCATAGCGCCACCACCTCAGGGTCCCCGACGCCACCCAACATAGTCGGGTTATTTTTAAATGCCGTCATCCGGCCGTCCGATTGCGCGCGTATGACGATGCTGTCGTCGCTCCACATGATTAGTTCGCCGACATGGCTCTGGGTGTTGATGGGGATCTGCCATGTGATTTCGCAATAAGATTTCCGCTCGACCTTCACCGTTTCATGCACGACGACGACCTTCCCGATAAGGGCCGCGCGCCGCGCTTTGGCAGAAGCTATCGCAATGGCTTCTTGGCGAGCTTCCTGTTCCTTTTCGCGAGATTTCTGTTCCTTGGTTTTCCAGAACATCATGCCTCCAACACCGCAACAATATCTTCCTCGCGCATGACGATCAAATCCTCGCCATCGATCTTCACCTGCGTGCCTTTGTCGAAGAAGATCCTGTCGCCGACACGCACATCCAACGGAATCACCGCGCCGCTTTCCAGCAGCCTGCCCGGCCCGATCGCGACAATCTCACCCCGCAAGAACGGCTCGCGCTCCGTGTCGAGAACGAAAACGCCGTTGCGCGAGATGGTTTCAGCCTCCAAGCGCTTGACGATCACCCGGTCATGCAGCGGTCGGCTCTCGTCCGTCTTGCCATCAATGGCAATGGCAACATCGGCCTCGCGCGTCGAGACGACAACGTCCTTTGAGCCCCACAGGACACGCGTGAATAAATAGCCGTTCAGTTCCAGACCGCCGAGGTCTACGACATCACCGACCTTGATGTCGCACGGTGTGAAGTGTTTTGAATCCCACGACTTCGTGCGTTTGCCTTTCGGACCGTCATAGCGCTTTTGGAAATGGCCCGGGCCGACTGCGAGCACTTTACCGCGCACGGGCTCGCCGCGATAGACCAGCTCCAACATCGTGCCGTGGTCGATGTCCAAGGGCTCGACGACGATGTGGTCGCGCAGGCAGCGGATGGTTTCGTCAGCGTTAACGAATGTGAGCAGTGCATTCGTGATGCGCGTGCCGCGGTCGATGGCGGGTTGGTTCATTCCATCACCTCGGGCGCGTGCTGATAACTACTGGCTTCGTTACCTTCGCTGTCAATGATTTTCACGACAAATTCCCCGCACGCCATTGAATTATCACAGCAATAATTAATAATCACGCACTTGAAACGTTCTAGCAATTCGTCGCTCATGCAAGACAGCAGCGCCGGGGAGTATACTGCGAGGCTTGCTGTAAATTCGATCTTGAAGGTTTTCAAACTCATTCCGCATTCCTACGAAGCGCATCGCGTTCAAACTCGCGCAGGTTTCTGAAATCCATTTTGTTCAGATCCAGCGCGCGCACCTGCAACTGCTCCGGCAGAAACCGCGACACGACGTAATCCTTCTCGTCAGCGTCGTACCATTCGCAGATGACATATGCTTTGCGCTCGATCTCGTATCCGAGAATGCGGAAGCAGTGCGCTTCTTGGAAGCGCTGGATGGTCATCAACGGACCCCCGCTTTTGAGTTGGACGACTTCGCCGAGCTTCATGGTGACACCTCTTCAGTTTTAATTGTCTCAACCACTGCACCCGTTGAGTCATACATCCTGGACCAACGAACGCCATTGAATGTTCCATGGCTATGGGAATGATTAGCTAGCACATTTGCGCCGCACCAGCACACCCAGTTTTCATTGCGCGCAGGGAAGTCTACCGCTGAAAACTCCATGTTACTTCGCCCCCGCCAACCACCGATCCCGCGCGCGACGCAGTTCGATCACAACTGCAATGGGATACCGCAGCTCGCGCATGCGGCCTTCGTGCCAGAGGATTAGATCGTCGCGCTCTTGGCGGGTCATGACGAAAACCACATCGCAAGACAAACCGCGCATCGGTTTGGATATTTCTCGCCTTTGGTATAAACAACCGTGGAATCGGGCAGATCGGGATCGTGTTGGCATCTGCCATATTCGGGAGGTTTGCAAATGCTGGCTACGGGCGCATTCTCGCTTAGCGCCGACTCCGATGCAGGAATAATCGTCACCAAAGGCCAAACCTCTCCGATCGCGATTAGCCTCTTCTCGGGATCATCATGGATATTCGCAATAGCAATCCACACTGCCTCAATCGATTCAGCCGCATAATATTCGCTGATCCGTTTGACCTCGGTTTCGCAGATGCCCGGCGCCTTGATTGTCTGACCATCTGTCTCGTATCTGACTTCGAAAAGTTTCATCCCTTCACCAACGCCAATTTCACGGCGCCCTTGATGTTTGTTGTTGGATCAACGATACAATCCAGATCCGCGAAGTGACCCAGCGCAAGTTTGAAGTGATCTTTCGTCCCTCCGCACTTCTCATGGCGCTTGAAGAATTTCTCAGCCGCCCGCTTCTCGGGGCAATTCTCGAAGGGGCCATCCTCGCGCGAGGCGAGTAGCAGCGCATCGGTCACGTTCGGGCCACAGACTGTGCAAATAACGTAGAGTTGATTGCCGCGCAGTGGGGGATGTTTGGTGTTTTCGATCATGCCTCAATCCTCAACAGCGCATAACCTTTCGGCAGCAAATGCCACGGCACATTGCCACGCGCCAGCACTATCGACTTGCACATCTCGCACACCTCGAACCGCCACGCCTCATCAGGCGAGAACATTTGCTGATACCAAGAACGCCCCGGCCCGTCATGCTTGCATTTCAACTGCTTGGCATTGGGAATACATACCAGCGGCGCTGGCGGCTCGGGATCTTCCTCGATGAGCGTCTCATCCGATTTCAACAGTCGTTTCGCACCGGCCTTAGACAACGAGGAACCGTTGATCTCCCATTCGCAGGCAGGATCAGCGCGGCGGAGCAAAGTCCAACAATGGCCGCCCCAAACATTGGGGCGGAATCGAATCGCGACTTCAGTCATCGCCAGTCACTGCCAAAGTCATAAAACGGATTGCTCATATCATGCTGAATCTTGCCACACTTCCGACAGACGCGACGGCAATCAATGAAATAGATCCAACGATGATAGAACCAACAATGCAATGGTCTCATGGCCATCCCCATTGCGCCATCCCATCATCATCCGCCCGCATTTGATCGTTCTCCTCGAAATAGATCTTTCGAGATTCATTGCGAACTTCAATCATTTCAACATTGAGCTTGAACCCACTGGCTTGCGGCGTTCTTGGACACGGCGTGATATCACGCTCCGCATTACGCTCCAACTCATACACCCGCGCCACCGCCCACTCAAACTCCGCGCGATCGATGTGCGCGGCGATCAGGCCTTGGCGGATGGACTCGCGCAGGGCTTGGGATTCGAGGGTCATTGCCATTTCAACACTGGGTGACTTCCAGACCAGAATTTCGGACTATGGCGCCATCGCGCATAGGCGATTTCGGGAGAACGGGCGTTTCCAGCCCGGTACATCGTATCACGCGGAGGACGAATATCCCGACTGATGCACCAATAGGTCTTTTCCGAAAATGGTAATCCATAAACTCCGCGCCAACGCTGAACAATCAACGGCTTCATCAATCCTAGTCTCCAATGCCGATAGCGAGTGCGTCCCTTTTGAAACCACCAAAGATCAATCCTCGACCAAATGGCAGCAACGACCACCAATGACCAAAAGCCGATGAATCCACCCAGCAGAAAACCGCTGATACTTTCTGAGGAGGCACTCACAGCCCCTCCAGCCGCTCCACGATGCCGCCCAACCGGATGAGCTGCGTCTCCAGATCATTCTGCGCGGCCTCCAGAATCGCCACCAGGCAGCTTCCGTCGCGCTTTGGCGTGGCGTCCGCGACGGGCTGAGGCACTGCGCCGCCGAGGCGATCGGCCACGCGGTTCGCACGGTTCACCAGGTCTAATACCTGGCTTACCTGGCCCTCGAGGCGGCTCGCGAGGATGGAGAAGTGGGTTGGCGCTGGAGGCGGGGCGCTTTGGGCTGCTGCATAGCCTTGCAGATGATTCGCGGCCTGATTCAACTGACCGTAAGCTGCGCCACTCTGTGCATTCCAAATGTTGTTAGTCGGATTCATTCTTCACCTGTGACAAGATTGATTGATGTTGCGGAGAGCGGAGTCGATGATGTCGCGAGGACTGATCATACATATCTCGCGAACGCGTCATTCAGCAGCGGCAGGCGGCCGCCGCGATATGATTCCAACCCTTGCAGATCGGAGAATTGTTTCAGTCTGAGTCGCGACATATGGCGCATGCGTTCAATCTCATCGGGATTGAATCGGACATTCACGCTTGAACCATTCTCGTATTGGGAGAAATTGCGAGTCGCCAAAGAATATTCCGCCCACAGCGCTTGTTCATTTTCAGTATCATTCGGCAGATGATGGACGACTTGCACCTGTTCGAAGTTCGTCAGACAACCCAGGGTACCATTGCGAAATAGCGCATCGTGTCGAATGAATAACTTGTCGTCAATCGCAGAGTACTGAATTGTCTCGCGCATGCGTAAGTCGGATGGATACCAGCCGCATACAGGCGGCAGGAAAATTGAGCGTTCGGGCAGCAGCCATGCTGGCAAGCCAATCGCCGTCAACGCGGCGATACTCATGCCGAAAAATCTGCGGCGGTTCATGATTTACCAGCTTTCTCACGAAAGCATCCATTCGGATATCGCTTCGCGACAACCTGATTCCAATTTTCTGATTTCCCCTCTGAAACATTCTCCGCCCATTTCACCAGCTCGCCAAACATCCTCCACCATTCTTTTTCAAGAATCGGATCTTTGAACATCTCTTCTCGATCAGAAGCCAATGATCTGAGATAGAGCGCATTGTCTTTGCATGCTTCTCGAATCACCAACTCCTCGAAAGGAATGAGATCGGCTTCCGTCAACTGCGATTGCACTTTGAGAGCATCTGCCAACGATGTCATAACTTGCTCCCAATCCTCGATGGCTTCACCGCCTGCAAAATAAACGAGAACGTCGTCTCGTCATCGTTGGACCACCACAGTTTGAAGTCCCCCGCATAAATATTCCGGAAGTCCGACATCGGCGATTTAATGTCGCCGTCGAGCTGGCGAATATATTCGCTCTGGTCGAGAAAGACGAGGGATTCGAGACTGATGAGTCGGCGGTGCGAGGGATCGCCCCACGCCCACGGAGAATGCAGCGACGGCACTGTGGCGCACAGATAGCCCTCGGGCTTGAGGAGGCGCCAGATCTCGGTAAAGTGGCGGAAGAAGGCGCGAGCGTCGCCCTGTTGACCTAGATGCTCTAGGACTTCGTAGGCGTGGATTTCGTCATAAAATGATTCCTCCAGCAAGCGTCCCAGTCCACAGCGTGGTCCCCAAGGTATTTCGTTCAAATCACAAAGCACATCAGGAATGACCTTCGAATTGCAGTCCAGCGTCGTGAGATTGCGCCAGCCTGTCGCCAATGGATCAACACACAGCCGCTTGTCGCGCGCGTGGCCGGAGCCGATCAGGAGTTCGCGGTAGGTCATCTGGTTTGCACTTGGCAACAGCGATTGATGAAAGCCGTTACACGGGCACAAACATTCGGATTGCGGAGAAAAGGAAGATTGCTTCCGCAACAAGCCCAAGCCGTTGAATCTCGACCCATACCAACCCACCAACGACCAAGGAAAAATCGATAATGCGGCTTCATCCCATCCAACTCTGCTCTTGCCCGCGATTAAATATCGATTCCCCCCGGGGCTCAACCCGCTTCTTCGGATTCGCCTCGGCTTTGGTTTTGGCGATGCGGCGCATCATCATGGCGTAACGGGTAGCGGCGAGCAAATCATCGTGCTCTTTCACGATGATACCGTCCTTGCGATGATAAAGCTCGAATTCTTCCTGCCATTCGTGTAATTCGCGAAAAACCAATAATCGCCCGGTCTGGAATCGCTCCAGCATTTCTGTGATTCCGGCCTCGACGCCATTGTCGCCATTTTCGAAAGTGGCGTGCGTCAAATGCATTTTCAGGCCATGCTGGCGATAGAGCGTGGCGAGCTGTACCTGATCCTTCAAATCGAATTTACCACCCGATTGTTTGCCGTCGTGAGGCCATGCCCACGGAATCCAATCGCCCCATGGCTTGACGGCTGCAGAGAACAATACCGGGGTTTGCTCACGCTCGCGATAAGCTGCCGTCACATAGAGCTCATCCGTATCCCGGTTGAATGC